GGAAAACACGAGCATCAGCACGAGAAACCAACTTCGACTTGGAACGAGAAGAAACCATAAATTAAAACGCGACTAAAATGACGCTAAGTTTCAAAATTAAAACGCAGAACTCGGAAGGCAATTGCCCATATAAGAGCCCCCCGGAGGCCCAATGCCCCCCCCCCATCGAAAGCGAAAATCCATGTATAGGTACTGTCACAACGTCGCATAATATCTGGTATGTATAGTTGACAATCCGGCATCAAATCAATTACTGACAACACGTTATGACACATCGGACGGGTCTATATTACTTATGGGGTCGCCTAAGTCCTGGTGATCCTTGCCTGGTAGGTGTGGGATAGGGGCCATGTAGGGGCTTGGGTCATGGTACATAGGCAGCGAGATATCGTCTTTAAGGAGTCCATCAGGGGTGAAGTAGGGGTGGAGTACTCTAGGGTAAGGTCGATCATGGGTCCGGGTGAGAGGTGGAAGGTGTTGCGGCTTAGCGCCATGGATATATGTATGAGTGTCGTTCGCGGCCGAATTGTAGGCTCGGAACGGTGTCCTGTCTGGCTCCGACCTGGCTGCTCTGTGGGACAGTGTGATGATGATGGGTATGAGTCTGTTGACTGGTAGGACGATACGCCAGACGTCCATGCCTGCAAGGTAGAGGTTGAGTAGCGCGGTATTGAGGATTGGATCCTTGCTGCGTCTCATGTTGCGTGTCCTGCTCCGGTTTTTAGGTTGGTCACGGTATCCCCCAGCCGCCTGTGCCCAATTTAGCGAGCCGGCGGCGAAAAGTCAAGCGTACAATTGCGCGTTATCACCTCGATTACACGTTTACCCTCGCGTATACAACGTTGACCGCGTTTTCCGGGAAAATATTTTGTTGTGCAAGTTGCGTGTTTGTAGTGACTTGATGTTTTTCTGAAAAAACTTTGGAAATTTATGTTTTTAGGGCTTGCATTGTCCCCCGGGCTGGTGTATACTGTAATTGTGAGGGCGGGCTGAGTGGCTCGCTGCTGAGGCTCCCGGGGCCGACATCCTGGGGCGCTTGCCGGGGCGTAACCGGCCAACAAAACAGGAGGGACACCATGAAAATTATGATGAAAAAAAGCTATGTTGGGGCGGTGCGTGATGTGATTTACGCGACCGGCTGGACTTATCGCGGCGGCGGCTGGTTTGAGTGCCACGGCACCGGCAGCGACTTATGGACGGCTCAAAACGGCCTGTTGTTTGCGGGCCGTCGCGGTAAAATCGATTTTTACTATCAAGCACTGTAACCAAACAGGAGGAGAAGAGAATGAAAATCACGATCAAGAACAACTTCCACGGCACGGAGGCCCGCGTCCGGTTCTCCTCGCTCCCCGCGACGCTGACGGCGGGCCAGATAAAGCGGGTCCGCCGGGCCCTTTGCGGGATGACAGATTGCTCCTGCGGGGGCAATCTATCGGAGCGCGGCCCGCAGGACGTGGTCATTGAGCAAACGGCCGACGGCTGCGGCGTCAGATTGGAGGCGATCTGATGACGTCCCCCGGTCCGTCGCGCTGACGAGACTGCCGCCGCCGGAACCAAAAAAAACCCCGTACTGGCATTACCCCAGTGCGGGGTTTTTTATTTAAGAGACAACGCCTGCCTGCCGGCAGGCAGGGGTAGAACCGTCAGGTGTTCCCTGTCAGGCTATTTCGCGGGCTTTTTCTCAAGTTCTTGATCGGATTTGGATAGAAAAAGATGAGTGTATATCGGCCCGGCGAGAGGGTCAAGAAGACTACCGGGATAACGTCGCCTGACTTCGGGCTCCGGCGCTTATACCGGGTTCTTCATGCTAGTTTTTCAAGTCTTTGTTTCCAATGAGCGGAAGGGAGATGAACGTGCTTTTTCCCTTGTTTATCGTGAGAGTTCCTTAGTTTAGCGTCGGGCTATTTGCGGGCTCAAAAAGGGATCTGATCGTCATGATCGCAGTTTCGGTGGATGTCCGGGAGTAATCCGCGTTCGAACGCCCACGCCATGAATCTGAGTAGATCGTCGAGGCTGCCGTGTTCGTCGGCGCTTGCGAGTATGAGGGTCAATTCGGAGTCGTGTTTGTTGAGAAGCAGCCAAAGGAGAACGCGGTTCTGATTTTTCAAACGACTCCATTCGGCGATAAGTTGGGCGAGGGTCTTTTTCATTGGAGTTGCTAGACGCAGGTTATCATTCCGGTTTGGCGGGCTGGGGCAGCAAGGCCCATTCAGCGGCTTGGCGAACGTGTTCGAGGTCGACGCAGCGCCGGTGTTGTTCGGCGGCGATGTCCATGGCGGTCTCGGCTAGAGTATTGATGAGTCTGGGGATGCCGTTGGCGAGTTCGTGAATGAGCTGGACAGCCGGCGGGTCGAACAGTTCAGAGGGCGCCCCGGCCTGATCGAGATAGTGTTGGATGTAGTTGCCGGTATGCTTTCGATCCAATGTTCGGAGTCGTGCATACACTGTAATGCGCTGTCGCAGCGGCTCGTTGACATGGAGCCTTAGTTTCTGTTGGACGAAGCTGTCGGCGCCGGCGAGGATCAAGGTGCAGTGGTGGGCGGTATCGGGTCGGTCGTTGGCGATCATGCGGATCATGGCCATGGTCTGGATTTCGATTCGTTCGACCTCGTCGAGGACGATGAGGGGGTTCACAGGCTGGATGTCGTCGAGATATTTCTGAATCTGTCGCAATGAAGCGGCCATGCCTCGTTTTTCCTGGAGTCCCATGCGCGAGGCGATGAACTGGAGCATATTGGCTTGTTCGAGGAATGAGAAGGGCACATAGAGGACTCGATGATGGTTTTCGTTAAGGTCGCGGGCGAGGTAATGCATCAGGGTTGTTTTCCCACATCCGGGCGGGGCCGTGAGTACAGCGAATCCGCGGCGTTGGACGAGGTTTTGAAGCTGGTCGAGGACTTCCTTGCGGTGCGGGTCGAGATACGGCGTTTTTGGCGGCCTGGTAAATACAGGGTCTTTCAAGCCGAAGAATGTTTGTGTGTGGTTACGCATTGTCGTCATCTCCTTTTCGGTTGTCGCGTCGGGGTCTTTTGCAGTTGGCCTTCAAGTCGATGAGGTTGGCCTTTCCGTAGTCGATTCCCTGCCAATGGACGTAAGTGACGTCGGGCTCGCGCAGGTCGTATGAGACGTCGATGCGGCAGGCGACGAGAGCGGGATCGGTTTCGAATCGTTTTGCATTGAGACTGAATGTGCCGTCCTTTTTGACGGTTCGGCGGCATCGGACATGGAAGAGGGTGCGATCGTCTTCAGGCAATGGTCGCATATGCGATGAAGTTTCCATGAATCGGCGAATGGGGGTGTCGCCGAAGGCGCGGTGGACGACATGGTTGTACTCGTCTTCGGCCCACTTGAAGAATGCGGCGTTGAGTTGGCCGATAGTCCTTGGCGGATCGAGTTCGAAGGTGGGTTCGAGGAAGCTGCGTCGGCATCGCAAGAAGAACTTTTCTATTTTTCCCTTGGCCGCGCCGTCGCGCAGGGGGGTATGGAGTATTTCCATGCCGAGTCGAGCGGCGATTTCTTTGACATGGTGCGAGGTAAAGACCTGGCCGTTGTCGCAATAGAGTTTTCTTGGAATTCCGCGCTTTCGGACGGCGGTTTCGAGGCAGCATAGCCAGGCGGCGAGATTCTGCTGAAAGAAGAACTCTCCATGACAAAGCAGCCTGGAATGATCGTCGAGCGCAGCGATAAGGAATGTCTGGTGTTTGCGGGTTCGTCCGTTTGGGAGGGGGGCGGGCAGATGGGGTCCGTACATGATGTCTGCTTGCCAGAGATAGCCGGCGTAGGGGGCTTCGAAACTGCGGCGCTCGGGTTGGCTGCGTGCTGGGCCGGCCGGTCGATGGGCTTTGATGTAGCGATAAAGCGTGCTTTGACTTGGCGGGCGTTCTCCGAGCAGATCGTGACGGCGCAGATGCTCGACGACCGCGTGGGTGCGCAAGCTCGGATGATTTTCGAGGATATTGTCGATAATGGAAGCGAGGTTTCCGTCGATTCCGCGGAACGATCCGGCATCCTGTCGCTGCTGGTTTCGGAGGGCTTCGATGCCGCCGCGCCGGTAGTCGTAGAGCCAGTGTTCGATGGTTCCATAACCGATGTGTTTGACTTTTCCATCGGGAAGCACCCATAGGCGGGCGGCCTGCTCGGCGATCCGTTCCTTTAAGGTGCGGTCCGGCTCGTCGGCGAGCAGGGGGGCGATGACTCCGTAGCGGAAATAGGCCATTTGTTGTTGTTGGGCTGAATCTTTCGACATTGTTGGCGTTCCTCCTGTTTAGAGATGTGAGACGATCGATTGGGAATGGCCGAACTTTCGGTTGTTTTGCCGACACAAGAGCGTAGATCTGGCGATTCGGCATGTTCGGAAGTATGGGGACGGAGTTTCAGGGGCGATCGCAAAGCCGAAGGGCCTTTATTAATCCGTCGTCGAGCGCGACCGCCGACACAGAAGCGCCATGACAAGAAAGGAAAGACAGAAAGTTGGGGATCGTTCAGGAATAATTTCGCGGCAAGTCGACACGAGAAATCGCGAAGGAAGAAGCCTGTTGAGTTCGATCAGGTAACACAGCCGGGCAATAGAACCGCCCGGAAAAGTCCGAACGGCGGCGGCTTTCGGCAGAGCGCCTGTTGACAGAAACGAAAGACGTGGTTGGGAGAATCTATTTCCTTTGCGGCGACACCGACAAGGATGCGCAAAAGCGAAGCCGGATCGCCATGGACAGGCCGATAACCAAGGAGACGGGGAATACCAAATTGCCGGAGATTGTTGCTGTTGCGCTTAAATTGGCGGAGCCACTCGTCGACGCACCAGCGGCTGCAGCCGGCCTCGTTCAGACGGCCGAACGGGTTGCTCACCGCCGTTACGCAATGACCGACTAAGAGCACCAACGACAACATCCAGTAGATGATGTCGGCGCAATAATGCTTATGCGGAACACAGAAGTCGGGAAGGAAGCTCACCGTGCGTTGGCAACGCCGGCATCGATATCGATGCACGCCGAACTTCGCGACCCTGTCCTGGAGAATCGCCTGCCGGAGATAATGACCGTGGCGCTGCAATGCGCCCGCATCGCAATCCGCGAAGGGACAACGGCTGGGCCGGGGCGGCCGCAGATCGCGCCAATGCTCGACATAATATTGCACATCACAGCCGAAAGGAATATACTATTTGCATGGCTTCGCGGGGGGTTGGATTTGTCGTTTTTGATGAAGACCATATCCAATACTCCCCGAAGCCTAATTTGACAAATCCTTCCGCAAAGCCCGTGAAAAAGCCTGAGCAGGAACAACAGGCGAGGAACAGGCAGGCGACATCCCGCCGCCCGCTGAATTGATGAAAACTAGGAAACCTGATTGGGCGTGATCCATTTTAGTGAGGAGCAAATAATGAACACGATACAGACTTCGATTTACCTATCCCGCGAGCAGAAGCGTCGAATCGACGAATTCTGCGATCACCACGCAATCAGATTTTCACCCTACGTCAGAGGCCGCCTTGCCGACTGCATGTACCGCCGCGACTTCAAAACCGTCCCAAAAATCGCCGGACAGGCAATCCGCAGCAATCTCCGGGTCACCCCCGAGATGATCGCCGCCGTCCCCGCTGGCACGTTCGCGTCCTGGTGCCGGTACGCCCTTGAGCCGCCGACAATCAAAAGATTGAAGAAGGGAGGGCCGGACTCCCGATATTTTCAATGTGGGAGTCAAAATTTTTGCGATACAAAACCATCGCCACGGAATACGTATTTGGACACGGCTTTTTCTGCAAACCCGCCAAATCGAAAATAAACAGTATTCATGAGCAATCGCTAAACTTCCGTTGAGTGTATCTTGGCATCCGGAATTGTGACCACCCTCAATCCGCTGGCGTAGCGTTGGGCGTCGCTCTTCTTGGAGAAGCATAGCTTCAACCCGGCGCTCCACCGCTCGCACTGAGAGAAGATATCCGTCAGGCTATGGGGGGCGCCAAGAATCTCGTTTTTCAAGGCGAAGCCATGCTGGCATTCGCACGGATGGCGCCGGACTTCGACATCCTGCCAGGCTCGTTCCTTGTCGCGAGCAACAACCCATCTTTCTTCGCTGCCGTCGTAATCGCTTATCTTCCCCAGCACCGTCCACAATGTCCCCGTACTTGAGCACCGCCTGCAATCCGGGCGCGGCCCCTTTTTCGCCTCCCCCATGTCGTACCAGGGCAGTGTTTCCTGATACGCCTTGATTATGTGCCTGAGTTTCGGCGCGTCATTGTATTTCCCCCAGACCTCTGCGAGATTCCCGATAGCCTTTATCGCGACATCGTAATTAACCTTCCGACTCGTGATCCACCGCAGATACTCACTGAGCCCTTCTTTCTCTGATATCGCCCCGAAATGGGATCGATACAGGGTGAGAAATCTCTCCTTCTTCTCCCTATCGGTCATTACTGTGCTTTCTCCATCCATGGATAGTCCTCCCTTATTTTACGGCATAACTTAAGCCACTTCTTCCGCAGCGTGTGCCCGGACTCGATTACCGGCCAAAACTGGTCGTCACGGTGGTTATCCCGGTAAAGCAATATGTACGCCTTGATTTCCTCCCAGGGCACGCGGTCCAGCCTGTGCAGCCTGTCAATGTCGATCGCCCATTGCCGCTTACGGGGATAGGTCACGTTCACGTTGAAATCGGATTCAACGGATTCGATTAGGATATCAGCGCACTCCAAGGCTTCGGCCGGGATTTCCTTCTTCCCAGAGTTTCCCGATTTTTCCAAACTGTCAATGTCGGTCGCAGGCTCCGGCGAAGACGGAGTTGCGACATCGCTTTTTCTTTTTGTTATATTTTTTCTTTTTAAAGACTTCTTATTATTAACCCTTGTATTATTACACCGGACAATCCTGTCCGGAGGGTGGGGACAATCCTGTCCGGAGGGGGGGACAGTACTGTCCGGAGGGGGGGGGTCAGGATTATCCCGAGGGATCGTCGTCTCAGGACCTGCCTGTGCGACTGGCGGCAGTGAAATATACCGATCTGAGACCTCGTTATTGTCATCACGGATTACGGCCCGGGTGATATATCCGCACTCCTCGAGGTTTTTCATCCGCCGTCTGATGGTGCGCTCGTCGACCTGGTATAATTTCGCGAAGTATCGATTCGACGCGAAACATTGGCCCGTTGATTGTGTCAGGCTGGTGATTTCGCTGTACAACAGTTTTTCGTCGGCCGTCAGCCTCGAGTCGTATCGCACCGTGGCCGGGATCACTGAAAAATAACTCGGCTTATCCATTCTCTTTTTGTTTCCTCCTTTTATATATTGCTTTCACGTTCCACGTCCTTTACTCGTGGCCAGTACAGACCTCGCCCACGACCATCGACCTTGACCAGGAAACTTTCATGATTACGAGGAATCCCGTATCCCTTCCAGCATCCGATCCACGTTACTATGCAATTATCGCAGTACATCTGTTTTGAATAAGCAGGGTCAACGGCGGACAGGTTCCCAAGATTCCGATAAGTGTTATCGTCAGTCATATTTACTCCTCCAGTTTATTTTTGATTCCTTCAAGAATATATTTCGTGTCAATAAGTGGTACGAAATCAGAACAAAAAGGCTTTCCGTCAACTGCCCGCTGTAAGGCGTCAATATTCTTTTGTATATCTTTCTTTGTGACGTTGTACGGGTAGTCTGGCCCGGCTCTCAGTTCAATATTAACTTTCACTTGCTTGTTCCTTTACTTCATTTGCCACTTCCAACATGGCAAGCAGCCTTGGGATGAGCGCGGTCACTTCCTCGACGGTATTGGGCAAGCAATAGTTGAGCATTTCGATCCATGTGCCGTCTTTAAGCCCGGCGCGTAGAGACATTTCCATAGTAACCGATACGTCAAGAAAGCTGACTTCTATCTTTACCTGCACTCCAGGCTTCTCATCATTGCAAAAGCACCGCGTCGGGGTGTCGAATCTCTTGAAAAAACAGCGTGAAGACGGCGAGAATTGATCTGGATATTCGCGCCATCCATCGGCTATTAACTCCTCGCAGCACTGTAAGGAGTCGGCTTGTCCTTGTCTTTCAATTGTCATTGTATTCTCCTAATTTAATGACGCAGAAGTGTCTTTCTGCTGTTCTCCAATCTTTCCGGGATAATTCCACATTCTCTATCCCATTGTTCATATACGATCTTCAAATTCAGCAAACCATGATGTTGCGACCTCAGTATGCCAGTAACTTTCGTCCGAATCATCCCGAAACCTCAATGTTCTTCGCAACGTCAAAATTGGTTCGCCACCACATCCGCATGAATCGATTGCGCCAATCTCATGCTGATGAACGGTCAATACTTCCCCCTCTATTTGGCCTTCAGCAACGGGACCGCCGTCAGGCCCGTCAAACCCTCGCACCGCATACAATAGCCGGTCGACGGTCTCAAAAAACCCAAGCGCATGGTAACAGTCGACGTGATCGATACGCAATTCGTAGATGATTTTCAAGATACTCCTTTCCGGTCATTATAAATGATCCACCATTCCTGATATGCGTATCTCTGTTCGCCGTTGCGATCGATCCCCGCCGGCTCCATGCCGGACAACTTCATCCCGTTGGCCGATACATATTCGAGCCTGGCTCGTTTCATCTCCGCAAGAACGCGGCTGTAACGTCCTCCATCGCCGCTGAACAGTTGCGCGTGACCGTCATTACTCACGGAAAGGCATCCAGTTCCCACCATTTTCGGCTTCGGAATCAATGTATTCAATATAAAATGTCTCATTGTCATCCCCTCGTTGGCTCGGCTCGGACGCGGATCGTTGCCGCCAAGGCAATGCCCAACGTCGAACCCGGTGCAATCCTCCCACGGCCTTGCCCGCAGCAGCGCCGATACTCCTGAATTTCGAACTCTTTGCTACCGGGCTGCTGGCTCAGATAATCGACAGCAGCGATCCGGACGAAGTTCGCAATGCCGCCCAATCCCTGCAACAGCGGGGCCAACGTCTGGCGATGGCAGCCCGGTCCAGCCGGGAATCGCCTTATTGAGTTTTTTTCTCACTGTTCCTCTACATTCGCTTGAGGCTAAAACACCGGTTCCTCTACACTCATTGGGGATCGCATTTTAGGCAACCACCGTATCACCATCAACGGCGATTAATCGCCCCACTAGCGATGGTCAAAATCAATCAAAGGAGGACGAAAATGCACTCTCCCATCATCACGGAACCCATCGTCCGAGATCGCATCCGCATCATACGGAGTGGGTTCGGATGGGTCGACCACAGACTCGTGCGCGATCACTACATTGACAAGTACTCGCCTACAACGCTTGCCGTGTACCTGTTTCTGATCACCGTCTCAAATGCCGACGGCGTCAGCTACTGGTCGGATAAGGCGATGTGCAAGCGCTTGCACATCGGCCTGGCTGAACTCCGCGAGGCGCGAGACCAACTGCTCGAAGCCGATCTCATTGCCTATGAAAAACCGCTCTGGCAGCTGCTCCAGTTGCCGAACCTGCCCAAGGAGGTGAATGCATGAAAATCGAAGAATATCTCGAAATTCGGCGGCTGCACGATGAAGGGCTGACCTGCCGGGCCATCGCCAGGCGCTTGGGCGTGCATCGGCGCAAGGTCCGCCAAGCATTGGCATCCCAGACGCCGCCAAAGCCGACCCGTACAAAACGCGGCAGTCTCATCGATGAGCATCGGGGCTGGATTATGGCCAAACTCCAGCTCTATCCCGAATTGAGTGCAGCCAGAATCCATCAAATGCTCCGCGAGCGCGGCTTCACCGGAGGCTATACGCTGGTCAAAGAAGCCGTCGCCCAGTTGCGGCCGCGACTCAAGCCACTCTATCAAAGTCTCAGCTTCCACCCCGGAGAATGCGCTCAAGTGGACTGGGGCGTGTGGAAAAGTCTCCCTGTCAACGGCGGAACGCGAAGACTCTCATTCTTCACCATGGTCCTATGTCACAGCCGGATGCTCTATGCGGAGTTCTTCTTCGGCGAAGCTCTCGAGTACTGGCTCGCCGCTCATCGAAACGCCTTCGAATACTTCGGCGGCGTCCCGGAACGCGTCATGGTCGATAACTGCAAAACCGCGGTCATCGCACCCGGATCCCGCATAGGCGGCAGTAACCCGGTCACACCCGATCGGCCCCGGGGCCAAAGAACTCGGCGGTAATGGAGCCATTTTCACCTGCCGCCAATGAGCTTTGTCGTAGCCTTCAATAGAACCTCCCGTCAGGGTCAGGATCGGCGAAGTCTCCACCCGCCCGCCAGTTGTCGTAGGCTCGTTCGGATGACTCGAAATCGGCGTCAGCTTGCCTCGCCGCTTGCCGCATTTCGTAGTCGTCGCTGTGTCTTGCTTCTCTGCGCTCGTCGTAGGACCAGTCGCGGTAGGGGTCTCTTGGTATGTCGTCTCTCATAATGCTAACAAGTCAGTGCAGGCATGGCGGGCTGCGCTGCGGGTTTATTCGGTATCGTCAGGCCCGCCATGCCTGACTTCGGCGTTAGCGGTCACTCGCCACGCCTCAAGCCAAAGTCTCGCAGCTTGATCTTGGCCATGCGCCCGTCCGGGTGATGCCAGACCAGCCCTTCGATGTCGCGACCTTCTAGCCACGCTGCCAGGGCGCTGTATTCGCGCGGCGCGGGCAGTTGTTCGGCGTTCTGGTGAGCGACCAGCTTGTGTGTGTCGGCGCTCTCCGGGTTGCCCTGCACCTTCGGCCCCACCAGTTCATAGGTGCCGTCGCCCAAGTCGCTGCTGAACGCCTCCGCATGCCAGCGATCCTCCTTCGAGTCATGGTCAACCGGAACCCAGCCCACCGTCTTGCCTGTGGTTTCGTCGTAATCGGCCTGCACAAAGTCCGGCGGCTGCACCTTGCCGCGCTTCACTTCCCGGCGTTTGTAGAGCTTGCCGCCTTCGATCAGGCAGCAGGTGCCGTCATACTTGCGGGTCGCTACGCCCTCTCCCGCGAATACCCAACCACAATCGGGGTGTGGCTCGTTCAAGACTTCCGCCATATTGTCGGGGTTGCGCTTGAAAATCGTCGGTATCTTCTTCATTTCTCATGTCTCATCAAGAAGTACTCGGATGGCGGTGACTACCACACGTCACAACGGAAGGTGAACAATTACTCATCGTCTATTTCCTCCCCTGCCTTTCTTTTTCCACCAGTGCCATTTGCTGCGCTGCTGTATGCGCTTTACGGGTTTGTTTCTGTTCGTTATCCAGCCACGGACACCGCCGATGCTCCTGCCTCTTGCGTTCAATGCTTCCTTCCCTTCAGGGCAGGTAAAGTCGCAATCACAAGGTTTTTCTACCTCGGGCACTATGGCGGCGATCTGGTTATCCAGTCCATCAGGCGGGTGTACTTGGAACGGGTCAGTAATCCCGAATAGCCTAAAAGCCCCCACCTGTCGCCATTCTTTACAGCTTATTCTACCGTCGAAGTCTATACCATCGACAGTTATAAGATGACTGAGATCATTCCAGTACAGCATCTTATCCGTGACGTCTCGCAACCAGTCGTTGAAACCCCTGGACACTCCCAATACATCCTCGTAAATATCCACGAGGTCTTTAAGAACCGGCAGGCTTTCTGTAATCGAAAGCACCTCTTGAGCGTCGCGTAAAAAGTTGATCACAATTTCCCTGTCCGGCAACCGTATGGTTCCTGCAAAGTCGTCTATGTTGTTGGGTGCGATCACTTCGACGACCTTTTCGGGATCGAATTCCGTGCTGTTCAAGGCCAGGACGGCCTTTATGATGCCTTCGGCCTCATTCGCACCTATGTACTCGACATTGGTCGTATACTGACCGTGTACGTATATTCCCCCGCTCCATTTCTGCGTCTGGTACGCTATTTCCTCAGCACTCGCGTCCGGTACGTACAAAAACCGGTTAAACGGGCTTTGATTCGGCAACAGTCGCAATGCCCCGAGCGCGTAATTAACCTCGTTGTGTTTTTCGTCTTCAAGCAAATCGTCGAAAAAGTCTCTTATTTCGTCTGCTATCGTATCGAAAGCGCTTTCGGGTTCGTTCATCGCGGGTTCTGTAGTATATATACACACCAAGTCGATGCCGGTGCGACCGATGACGTGAACTACCTTCCAAGTCTTCGTTTGCAATTTATCTGTAATGATGGCCCCTAGCTGTTTATAATACTTGTGGAAATCTACCGCGTCGATACACCCCCACCTGTAGAGTTCCTCCTCCAACATTTCTATGTCGGCCTTCGTCACTTCTTCCCGTATTGACGGCGACGCATCGATGAATGCGTCGTCAACGATCTCGATCACCAGTTCGTCGCCGTCGAAGTCGTCCACCGTGAAAAACGGCGGTGGATCGGTGAACGCACTCCACCATTGCTGCGAGATCACCGGGATGAACGCCGGCCACGGCATAACCACCGCTTGCTGTGCGTTCGCCGTCAAACATGCTGCCAAGGTCCAAAACCATACTGCCTTCTTCATTATCCGTTCTCCTTGTTGATCCAGTAGTTCTTACGTGCCCCAATAATGTGCAATGGGAGTGCGCCATATTTGCGGTACAGCTTTAGTTTCCTCCGGAAATCGGCGGTATCGCGTCCTTTCCAGTCGATGAAATACGGCAATCCAGAAACCGGAATGACCAGGAAATCAATCACCCACCGCTCGTCCTCGCCAAGGTCAACGGGTACCTGGCGGAACCACGTTCGGATTGTTCCTGCTTTGACTTCGATATCCAGGCTGCGTGCGACCTTCATCTCCCCCAGGCTCGCGTACAAACGCGACCTGTACGTCCGGCGGTCCTTTCCGGCGGCATCGATCCGAACGTTGTACTTCGATCTAACTCCCTTCATTGTTTATGTTCACGGTTTCTGTCATTGCGAATCCCCGATGTCTCAGTCATCAGTGATTCCAGCTTATCAAGTATTTTGCCGCATATATCGCGATCCCTCTGCATCTGATCGATTATCGTTTCTCTGTTTATCTGTTTTATCTTGTCGTCCATATTATTCTTCACATTTCCTCCATGATTTTCCTTGCTTTAGCCTCAAGCTCCTCGAGCGCAACCACAACCCTCCGAGATTGTACGACGATCAATTTCGATGTCTCAGTTACCGAATTTACCCCATTAATGATATCACGAAGCCTGTTTGACTCGGTTACCCAGGTCATCATTGCATTGTGAAGCTGATAATATTTATCCGGTGTCATGATCGTCTGTTTATTGTGTTATCAATGTAGTCGTTCATTCTCTTTGTGTAGAACGATGACAACATGGAGATATATTGCGATTGTCGCATTCCCGGTTGTTTCCTTGGCTCGTAGTTTTCCTCTTCTCCAACTTGCTTCTTGGCGCGTCTCCGGAGATGCGCCTGCCTCACTGCCTCATTAAGGTCACCGTCGAACTCGCGCAGCAACCGAGAAAGAGTCGCCGTGTAAATTCCGTAATGACTTGCCCATTCTCCGATCCCCTTAGTGACGCCATCGCTGTCCGATATAAGTCTTTTCTTCATCAGAATGGTATTAGGTCTTCGTCGTCGTCGAAGCGTTCGACATTGTCATGGACTGGACCTTTATTCCGCGTGGCGCCATGATCGGATGGCGTTTCGGGTTCCCAATGGTCGACTTCCGCATACCATTTTCCCTGACGCGATACCTTGACCTCGACATAGACCCACACATCATTGCGCTTGCTGAGCCATTCAATAAGATCAAGTCGCTTGATTGACAGTTTACACTTAACAAACGACGGACTCTTATGAGACGGAGCCTTTGCTATAAGTCCATCTACAAATTCCTTATCCATTAGTCTTGCTCCTTCGCCCACTCCCAATGTTCGTTTACGGTTTTCTGCCAGTCACTCGGGTTAAACAATATCCGCCCCATGGCGTCCGGGTCTTTCTTGAGTTGATCGACAGACGTATTGTTGAACTCAAGGTAATCCTTGACCTTGCGGACCCCAATCTTGCCGATGAGCCTGGTCAGCTTCACGTCGTCGCGTTCTTCGGCCGGCATCAATTCCCCATCCACCTGGATATCGTTCCCGCCACTACCTTTGTCGCCGTTGGACGCGGCCTTCATCCGATCCTTCAGCGCCTTCGCTTTCGCCGTTGTTTTCGATTTCACCTCCTGGTTTTCGTCCGGGAACGCCTCATCAACCGTGATATCTCCATCCTTGATTGCCGTTTTGATTCCTGTTAGCGTTGTTAGAATCCGGCCGTCGATATCGCCTTCGCCATTGATCCCCAAAGACGACCACACCCGTTCCCGAGCAAGTCCGAGCTTGTCCATCCATTTCAGCACACGATCGACGCGCTTAGCCATGGTTTCGGCGTCTCCGATCGCCACCTTGCGAGCCACGGCTTCGATCGGCTTGAGCAACGCACGCGGAACAACTTGGAACGTCGCATCACGACGAGCTTTCGCCAGCGCCGCCTTGGCTACCACAACCCGCATACGCTCGCTGTAGGGATTCCCGTCCTTGGTTACGGTCGACTCAATACATTCAGTTGCAGAGGCAAAATTGCTCTCAAGGTCGTGCGCAAAGCCTCGAGCAACAACGTAACGGTCGGTCTGATCGACGATAAAACTTCCTACGCGCAGGTTTCCGTATGTAGCCCCGGCGATCTCCGCCAAGCGTACGGATAGACCCTCCGCATACTCCATCACGTGCCGCCTCGCGTTAGCATCCCACTTCTTTCCGACAGGCCGACAGTAAATGCAACTCGCCGCCGTATCCTCGTCAATAGACACCATTTCTATTGCCCGCTTTTTGAATTTTTCCATGCTCCGCTCAAATCGGTGCGCCGTGGCAATCTGAACATCTATTTCTGCCTTCGTCACTGCCTGTAGCGCCGTTGATCCGACAACCTCAGTTGTCGACATTGATACTGTTCCTCTGCTCTCTTCCATTTGTCCTTACTCCTTTTGTAGTTGCGTTTCATCCGACCAACGGACATCAATATCCTCAACGGTTAAATCTTCACCATTTGCCACCAAATCAAGAATATTGTCGAAGCATTCCAAAACCATCCGCGATGATTCATCGACAGATCGTTTGATGGCCTGCTACGGTTGCGGCTTGGCGAACCAATCGGTTGATACTTACAAGGTTTCAAAAAAAATACGGCCGTAGTGAGCGCGACGGCTGGCCGACCTTTTCAAACTTCGAGAAGTCTATCTCCGGGTGAGCCTTCTTGAGCGCCTTTGTGTCCAGCGACTTTCGCGGCTTATTCCAGCTATAGTGCACACGTGCGATCCCGTCATACTCAATTGCCGTCGTGTCGCCCATAAGGTATTTCACCTTCTCGCACTCGTCGAGGTACAGCGCTTCGGCATCTTCCTTGATCTGCCGCGCCTCCGCCAGGGCCTCGAGACGTTGTTTCCACTCGTTGCTGTCCACCTTCACCAGTTCACCGCCAATATTCGGCAACTTCACCTCAGGCTTTTTGTCCTCGTCGTCCACGGGCGGGATATTGTTGACGACGCACATCCAGAAGTTCCGGCCTGCGTGCCTGATCATCTCATGCAGTTCCGGGTCTGCATCGATGTCAAAGGAAATGAGTTCCCACGAGTCCGCGCAAAACACCGCGAACGCCCCCCATGCCCATTTCTTGACCATGAGGTAGTGCTGGAGCTGGATTTGATGTTCCTCGGGCAGTCCCTCGCGTTTGATCTTCAGGAATGAAGTAAACCTGGGGCATTTGATCTCAAGTACACCCGGTCCACGCCCGTCGCCATTGTCAACGATGTGCCGGTCGATGTTGCCGAAAAACAGGTCGTCCAACCACTGCATATCCGGGTGTCGCCGAACCTTTCGTTGTTGCCGTTGGGCGAAAACGCTTGCGGCGATCGGCTCACACACCTCCCCGCGGCGCATGTCGTTATTCACCGGCTCCGGCTCGGACATGCCCGTCTTGTCGAGCCAGATATCATAAGGAGTCTTCCACCGGCTGAAGCCCATTATGGCGGCTGAATCGCTACCGCCGATCCCCTTCCGGCGTTCCTCAAGTGTCTTCTGGCTGAGCATTCGTTTGCCCTCTGATTTTACGTCTCATTTTCCGATTCTCACGCTCCAGATACGAACCAAGAATGCCAGTACACTGACGGAAACGACAATGATTATGTATATGCTCTCAATCATCACCAACTTATTCAGATAATTGGCTCGTTCCGTGTATTTCTGCATCTTAAACAAAGCTATCCATGCGCTGATAATCATGCCGAAAACAAACCCGACAGTAAATTCCAGTACTGCGAATGACATAGTTTACTACTCCCCGTTAGAGTGCCGCCGGCGGGACTGTGCCTCCAAGGAGAAGAGAGGCGTGTGGCAGTTACCGTGAGCCCGCCGGCGGCAAATTGTTTCCATGTCATCGCTGGTCACAAACGTCCCGAGCGCACCGGCCAAGAATGCCAGTACACTGACGGAAACGACAATGATTATGTATATGCTCTCAATCATCTCCTAACACTCCAAGCTCAAATATTGCGGGCTCCCGTCTTTTCCATCGGGATTCCCGGCGTAGTCAACGGCCTCGATATCAAGATACGCAGCGTCCGTCTCGTACCCGTCGCGATCCCGGCTTGCGATTTTGATGCCGAGATTCCTATCGCCATCGCCAATCGCACAATGTCGCAAAGCGAACACCGCCATATCCCGCATCGTCCGAATCGTCTGGAATGGGCGAGATATTATCTCGTCGAATTCGTCTCCAAGCTCCACCAGGCCGTCGATGAGTTCGATGATTTTCTCAATCGACTGGGTTTCCGGGACGTCTGGATTGATGGAGATATCCTCTCCATTGTGGCATGTGTACGTCATTACTCGTTTCGTCATTTAAAACCTCGCTTTCCGTTTGGTTTATCCCGCTTACGGCCAAATGTCGAATCGATTGCCGCCTCGAGAAAATGGCGCATCGACTTATAATCGCTACCGACGATCCGGCGCTTCAGAATGTCCCGGTGTCGCTTTGATATTATCACGGATGTCGTTTCTCGCATTTTGATTGCCTTCGATTAAATATTAACAGTTTATAACGTGTCTCAAGAAATTGCAACACAACTTTATAACTTTATAGTTCTATAAATTTATAGTTGCATGGGTAAAGTACTGGATATAAGGAGATTAGGAATGTCAAAAAATTTTAAATCAGGAAGACCAATTACCGGCGCCGAACGCACGGACTGCATAATACATTGTCTTCCTGCGCCACCATGAGACCTCGTCGGCGGCCATGATGGCAAGGAAGACCGCATCGGCGAATTTACGATCGACGTCTACGTGCACTGTGTACTTTGGATGTTCGCGATTTGGAATCTTTCTAACGACGCAATGGCTTCTGTATAGTTCGTCATGGGCAATTGCAGCAAGCCCGTATCTGGCGCGAGCACCGTCTCCTACGGGTGGCGCAATGCGCCAGAATACTCGAGGGATCGAAGCGAAGTTGGTAAGCGATCCGTCCTCTGGTATGATGCAGACCGGGGAGGAGTCTGTTACCGGTGGCAAGTCCGATATTTCATATCCAAATTGGACGGATCGTGGGTCGGTGGGATTTATGTTTGGAGTGGGTGGATTATATATGGTCCACTGTCGGCCGTTGACGTAGCCACAGCGGAACCACCCAAAACGATTAACTGACGGTAACTTCATTGTCCTATGGCGCCACGTACTGCCCCCTCGGTTGCAGCCTTGATAGCTTCAGTCTCCGGCCCAGATGATCCGCCAGTGACCACAATCCGTTTCCGGGTCTCAGTGTCGCTCTTGGCGGCATCAAATTCGACGCTCTCAATAGAGGTTCTATCAAACATAGTAAACGAAAATATCCGCGACGTATCCGATTGATACAGTCGCATACGGCACCCAATCAATAAGCTAATCGCGATGAGTCCGATATTTACTTTCCAGGTAATCAATCCTTTGGTCATAATCTCTAATCTCTCTTATTATGCCGTTAATTTTGTTTTCAAGAGTTTTCAACGGGACAAAGATTTTTACATCTCTGGACGCTGCCCGATCTTCGAGTTTTGATATTCTGTTGCTGTTGTCCGAAACACTGCCAAGCCGTTGGTCAAATGCGCTTAATGTAACCTCGATCCGTTGCAGACCGGTATTTACCGATTGGACCTTGTTATTTAAATCTGACAGAAAACCCTTAGTAAAATGCGCCACCGCCCCGATCAAGGTGACTACAATAACAGAATAAAGCGCAAATAGATTTCGGCTGCGAGCGAGACCCTCTTTGTATATCTTTGTCTCTTGTGGCGTCATAATCCATATCTTTGTTTTGGTTTTGTATTGCCAACGCTGTAACAGCGTCAGCCTTGGCGCAAAAAACGGTTGAAATACTCAATCAATATTTCGTTGCCGATTTCAGCATTGTGGTTATCCATTAATTCGACTTTTTTGCGCAACCAGTTGAAGTATTGACACTCCTTTTCCATGCCTTTAATCGGCCTCATTAGCTCATTTCCTTTACTTGTAGCCTCATAGTTATTGCTGCCGGGTATCCTTTGTATCATACAATAAATTACATCGATCATTTTTAGACGTCCTCAGTTCATCAGCGACGCCAACGCCACGTCCGCCGGTATCCCGGCGTCAATAGCAACCTGATATCCTTCCAATGCACGCGGAATGTTCATCCCCCATTGGCTCCGGTTCTTCTTGATGTACGCATTGATGGCCGCTTGCTCCGAGTCGGTGTAATTATTGTCCTCTGAGTAATTAACAGTCGCCGACACGCTGTCGATGTTCACCCGGGCACGCAGGTGGCCGACGTCGTGCGACGTCCAGCGGCTCACCACTTTATCGCGAAAGGCCAGCGGCTCCGCCGGCCAGTCCTCTTCCGGACCGTCTTCGCCGAGGAAGAATTTCCGGGCCCGCGCCTCGCTCAGGCGACTCAATTCAGCCTGCTGTCCAGCGTTGAACTCATCCCATTGCGAGTTTGTCAGGATATCATATAACTTCATGATGTTCTCCTCATAACGTTGTTGTATCGTTGTTCGCGACTACATTTCCGGTACCCTCGTCGTTGACGGCGCCATCCACCCGGTTAGCGACGACTGCATTGTCGTATCCTCCTCTAATAACCACCGGATCACCGTCTACCGATTCAACGATGTTTTCGGCAACCACGTTATATCCTTGTGTTATCTCGATGCCATCGTCTCCAGTGCCGCCGCCGGAACAATCCAGGTAGTTCCCGCAAAAGATATTCCAGAAGCCGGATATACTGATTACTTCGTTGCCGCTGTCGTCGGAACCGCTGAAATGGCCGCCAAGAACGATGCCGTAATCACCTAACAGTCGACCAGCATTGATGTCGGATTCGCTAGACTGCAATAAAAACAGAACATTTCTATCGCCGCTCAAACTGAATCCATGATTTGTCCCTGTCTGATTCGCTTTAGCATTCTCGAATACGCAATCAGCCGACGACGACGACGTGTTAATTGCCTCATTCGTCCCCTCGGAAACCACCGTCCCGTAGCCCCGGCCGTTGAAATAGAACTCCTTCGCATTCACATCCAGCTTGCCGCACGCGGCGCCGTTCTCGAACCAGATACTGCACCCCTCCCCGCTCACCGTGACGTCGCCCACCGTGCAGCCGTTCCCAAAAATCAGGCACGCGCCGTCGCCGGAAAGCGTCACATCGCCAACCGTCGAGTTCGGCTCGAACACGATCACGCTGTTCGCCTGGTCCTGCGTGAACGCCGAGTACGTCCCGGCCTTGGCGTAACAGAAGTAAGCGTCCGCCGCGATCGCCGCCGGAACGTCAGCATAATCCCCGTCGCCCCCCGCGTCGATGATCGCCTCGTATGGAAACACGCTCGCCATTAGAACGATGCCTCCACGTTGTTGTCCACTATAGAAGTCCCGGATAGATCGCTAATGCCAGAACTCGAAGCCAAATCATCCAGCACATTTCCGCAAACAACGTTGTCCTCTGAAGCGCCGTCCACCTGAATTGCAAAATCGGCGTGATCCTTGACAATGTTGAACTCAACAATATTGTCTGATGCCCCACCATTAAATTCGTTTAATTTTATACCCGCATCGCCAACGTTTTGCACATTATTATATTTAATGATATTTCGATTATTGAGAACACTTATTCCGAATCGATCGGCAGATAAAACATGGCAGCCAAGGATTTTGTGGTCATTCCCCCATACTGTAATACCAGTTTCATCTGAATCGACAATCATTGCCGCAAATACCGCACATCGATCTCCTCCATTTATCATCACCGCCTTATTGCTAGTTTCTCCTCCGCCCGTTGTGCTTGCTGCGAAATAGCTTACCAAACAATCGCTGCCTGAGATAAATACTGCATCATTAGCGATCCCCCCGTCAATCAGCGTCCCCTTGCCGCCGCCGTGGAACGTCCCGTTGTTGCCGGACATGAGCAAGCCGTCGAACAAGCAGTTATTGTAGCACTGCACCTTACACCCCGCGCCAGACATCGTGAGCAGCCCCTGTACGTCGCAGCCCGGGTAAAACACCGCGTTGATCCCGTCCCCCGAGAGCTCGATGTCGCCCTGGACAACCGTGCCCGGATGAAACGCGATCCTCACGTTATTCGTCGCCAGCGTCAGGCCAGCAGTGTACGTCGCCCGGCGCACCATCGCCACGTAGGAAGACGCCCCGATAGCGTCGTCCATGTCCTGCAGCGTCCCGTAATCCCCGCCAGACGGGTCTACTATCGCATCGTACCGCGGCATCAGAAGGCCCCCACGTCGTTTTTCGCCACCACCGCGGTCCCCCCGCTGTGATCCGTAACCGCCTCGTTGATCCGATTGCCGTAAACCACGTTATCGTCATCGGCAGTAATCGAGATGTCCCCGGCTTCAAAGATATTGCCGGACGTGACGTAATCAATTCCGCCCGCTAACCCAACGCCGTCGCCCGACGACGTCATGCCCCGTGCGTTATTGCACAAAATCCGGAGCTTATCGAAAGCATTTGCGATAAACGTCTTGTTTCTAGTTGTTTCCTCGGAACAACCAAAGATCAGCGATTCATCTTTCGTGTAGTTAAATGATACCGCCCACGCCGACACCTTTATGTTCACCAGATTCTGTCGAGTTGGATTTGAAGCAATATCATTTACCCCTTTCGTGGCGCTGCCCGAGATATTGATGTAAATATCGCGCACGATCGAGTCGGTCCCGTTCAACGTGAATCCGTAGGACGATCCCGCCGTCTCGGTGCATTGCGAGGCGTACCCCCCGCCGTCAGCGAATCCGTTTAACCCCAGGTCCACCTTTTTCACGGTGGCGTTGTTCTCCATGATCAACGTCGGATCGTCCCCCGTCATCACAACCGCCCCCGTCACGCTTGTCCCTGGCCCCAAAACCAGCGTGCTGTTCGCCCCCGTCAGCGTGATCCCGTCCGCGTGGCTGAAATTACTCCCCGGCGCGGTCTCGATCCGCAAGCCAGCCGTCGACTCGCTCACCGCCGCGTCCTGCTCCGCCCGCAGCACGTACATTGTCTTCGCGCCAGCCGCCACCGCCGCCGAGATCGTCAGGTAATCCCCGTTCCCGTCAGCGTCAACAATCGCGTCCTCAAGAAGTTGAACGAAGGAGGGACGTTTACCGCCAAACAAAAACGGAAATTGCCGAATGATTTTTTTTGCCGTGAGACGCATTAAATATACTTGATTTTCAGCGTTCCTTGTTTGCTGTTTCCAGCGTTTGACACCGCAATCGTGAGTTTACCGTTCACCGATGGATGCCCGCCAGCGGTGTCGCCGGCACTGTCTTTCAACAAGAACTCCACAAGCTCCGTATTAGACGTATCACGATCGGTTAAATCATCCTCGCAATTCGTGAGAACGTTGTAACTGTCCTCATCGCTGATCGTAATGTCATAGTCGTCTGTTGGAGCAGGCGATCCGGGATTGGTGAGACCAGACAAAAGAAATCCACTGATATCATGTTCCGTTTCGCCAGACACCGAACCAGTGGCGTCGTCGCTTGTCCATTCAGCAGTTAATGTTTTGATGGTATCGTCGTTATCGTAAAAGAATGACATAGCTGAACCTGCCATGATAACTACTCCTTCTTAAGTGTTTTTTTGCCTTGGCAAAGCTCATTGTCCAAGCGATGCTTATGCCAGTCCCGAATATGGTCATAACCGAATATGGTCTTGGCATGTTTTCTCGTAATGACATCCGGTTTTTTTCTGCTTCTGATAATGATGTTCATTGATTAATTGTCTCCAAGCCAATGTTGGTTTGATTCTTATTAAACTGTTCTTTAGTCCTTTTCATCCATTTCGAATCAATTTTGTCGCCAGAGCTTGCCGCTGATTTCACTGCACGATTAAATCGTTCCGTTTGCAATTTATCGAATTTCACAATCCTCGACTCGTCCATCATCTCAAAGACAAGATTGCGATTGTATCTGTGAATATCAATGTCAGAAATTATCTCGCGCAAAAACGGTATATGCGAACTCTTCGGCAGTCCTTGGTCTGTAAAAATCGAGTATGCAGTGTCGTATGTATTCTGAATTCCTCTTGCTACGCCGCCGCCATATTGAGTAACAAAATAATCAATCCACTCCGGAGAGATATCGATTAGTCCATTTGGATGCTTATCGGTCGCAGAGGCCAAGGCCAACCAACGAGTAATAATCCGGGACGAATCACTTACGCTGTCCCAGTATTGTTGATGATTTGGCTTTTGTACTTCAAATGAATGTTCTTCCGGGTAAACTGGCCCACCGTGCCAAGCCTCATTTTGTTGTATCTCAAGGGGCGGCTGAATGGGCGTTGGCGCAAGATTGGTGAATGACAGCCTTGATCCACCAAGAGGGTTGAACGAGTCCATTCCTGCCAATACAGTCTTTTGCATTGCCTCATCAGCCGTAATTTTACCCATGCTGTAATATGCTGCGTATTGTCCGGCGGCAAAAAACGCATTCGCACCGTAAGGGAGATTTACGATAGTAACACCCTCACCAAAGCCAGTTGGTAAATTTATTGACGTATTCTTTTTATAATCATACGTCGCGTCGTCCTCATCGGAATCAATTAATTGGGCCAAGTGCGCCCGCAATACACCGGCGATAAACAGTCCGCCAACAGCGGCACGGGCACGGTTGCTTTTAACTAACGCACGACCAAATCGAACGGGGCCCTGGATCGCAGGATTGATGAATAACCAAAGCGATTTGATTGTCGGTCCATATTCACCTTGTCGCTGAAAATCAACGGTTAATTCTCCTACAATAAATGCGGCCTGTTTTTTGGGAACGCCACGTTTAACCAAGGAATCGTATAACGCTACGCGACTTGCGTTTTCCGCTGCTGTATTTAAGTCATTGATAAACTCCAATGCCAAAGAAGGCGCGTTTTGCAGCTTCTTAAAGCCTTGACGCGAGAATCGTTTCTCATGCTTTTTCAACGCTTTATTTAGTCGCTTTATGTCTTGCAGCCAGAATGCGCCGCTTTCACCGCCTTCGAATTGAAAATCCTGGACAATATCTGACCATTTGCTAGGCTTTCCATTTAGGAATCGCAGATACCCCAAGACTGCACTCGGGGTGTTTTTTAGAACCTCGCGGGTAAGACCTTTAGCCTCGTCTTTGGTAAGTTCTAATTGGCGGATTTCCTGAACATTGATCAAAGCCTCGCCAAGGCCTCGTTCGAAATTGCGCTTTCCAAACGTAATGTCCCAGGCCGTAATCATTTTTGATTGAAATTGCAATATTCCACGGAAAATAGGAACTGATTTCGACAAATCCTCGCTGGTCATTGCTTTCTTTAAGGCGAGATCGTGTATCGCGATAAACTTTTGCTTGCCATCCTCTCGGAAGCCGATTTCATTGTCATCCGGTTTGGCAAATATTATTTCGCCATCTTCCCCAAACGTTTTCCCTATTGCCTTCCTGGACTTTATGCTCCATATATTTGACGAAGGATTATCCCTTACTAGCTGGGCAAGAGTCTTGACAAGCAAATTGGTTTCTACCTGCTCGATTATTCCTTGTGCTTTTGCCATGATTTGGGCAGTAATCGGGAGAACTTTTAACTCGACATTTCCTTTTGCACGATAAATTCCGGTGCCCAATACTCCTGATCCTTTGCCGGTCACCCCTCCTGTGGAAGCGAATTCCTCGAATTCACGACCAAGCGGGGAATAGAATTCATATTTCTGTGATATTTGCTGTCTTTGTTCTGGGGATAGGATTCCGGATTTAACCTGATACTCCAAAATTGAATCAACAATTGCATCAAGACGGGAACTGAGAACATTCAAGGAAACGTTTTCATCACTGCTAAACTCTCCAAGAATCTTCTCGGATTGCTCATTTGTCATGCCGCTGGCGCCGTCAAAGCCCATTGCTTCATTTCGTTCCGATGCGTGTTTCGCATGTCTATATAAATCCAGTTGTTCCGATGTAACGTTTGATGAAGACAACACGGAAACAAAAGGTTTCATTACGTTTCTTTCAAACCAATTAATACGAGCAGCGATCCGACGGGTCGATAAGCGCTTCTGCTTATAAACGTCGGTTTTTAGGCTGACAAATCCCCCCTGTTCTTCGATCTGTTTTTGAGCATCTGCTATTCTTATTGTGTGATCGACAAAGTTTTTAAATGCTTTTCTTGAAAAGCTTTCTGGCCGAATGATGAAATTTATTCCAGCGTTTTCAAATTCTTGTTTTGATTGTCCGATAATGTCTTGTTCTTGATTTCCAATGGTTTCTTTGAACGATGGCGCGTCGATTGCCGATCGATCGATCACTTCTGATACTTGATTGGAATACGGCTTCGTGTCAGGAGAAATAATCAGCGTTGATGTTTCACCTGCTATTTCATTCGTCTTTGCAGGTATTTTCGGGAGTTCTGCCAATTTCTGGAACGATTCGACAAACGTATCGTCGTCCGTGTTAAGATCGCTTTCTACTTGACTTCCTTCCGGCCCCTTGTTAATTGGAACTTCTTGCGTGCCTTGGATTGGCGATTCTTGCACATCTTGAACAGGTTCTTCGGTTTCTTGATTCTGAGGCGCATCTAGTTCGCCAGGCTGTTCGCTTCCTGTTCGCCCTTGACTTGTCGTTTGCTCCGTGAATCCTAATGCGCCAGTGAACAAGGGGCCAAGAACGCCACCGGCAAAGCCAGCCTCAGACAATCGTTTTATTCCTTCCTTGGAAGACAATCCATTGATCGCATCGGCAAATGATTCAGCGCCTGAACTGATGGAAAGAACTTCTTGCAACGCTTCCGTTCCGCCTTCGGCTATGGCCGCGTTTAACAGGGCCCTTGCCTGGTCTATTGACTTAGCCGACAATGCCATGTCAAAGAACCTCGTTAATTTCCCGAATTTGACTTTATTTGCCAGGGACGCTGGAAAGTATGATTCTAATGCCGCCTGCGGTATTGCTGCTGTAAACGCCCGGGTGAGGGCTTCACCAATATCAAATCTGTCCTTTAGTTCGTCAAAATTATCGGCGGCTAATAATGGCAACGCCGCGACCGCTGCGCCCGGCGCACTCATAATGCCTGCACCGGCCAGCGACGTTACCATGAATGGTATACTCTGTTCAACAGTAAAGGCGATCCTCGTCGGATGGGTGATTGATAGTTTTGATATTTCGGAGGCGCGTTCATCAAGTCTTAATTTATCCCTGCGCCGTTGAGCAATATCCTTGATTGATCCGCTTATCTCTTGTACGGTTTCTAAACCAGTGGACTCACCAACGGCCTCGCCTAATTGACCGAGTTGTTCGATTGGAAACGTCATCACATTTTCTACCGCCTGGTTCACTGTGTTCAACGATTCTGCGGCAATTAAAAATGGATCACGTTCCGATACCCGATCAGTACTAAATTCGCCTTTCTCTGGTTCATGAGGACGCTTCGACGTTAAATTGCCAAGGCTGGTGAAAAACTTCTGTATAGACGGGCTTATTACCTCGATTCCGGGATCGTAGCTTTCTTCTGGAATCTGGTTTATGAGTGCTTTCTGAAGTTTATGCGGCTCCCATTGGTCCCCAAATAATTCGCGGCCCCTTGCGTTTTGCTGTTGAATAAATTCAATAGTCGCTTGGCGTTTCTGGTCCGGATCAAGCGTCCTAAACTGAGAAGAGGACACCATTGATTTATATTCATCAACTACAGCCATTATTGAGCGCCAATAAATTCTTCAATGGTTTTAGGCTTTCGCCTTTCAATTTCATCCTTAATCGTTCCATTCTCAGGCTGGGATGAATTTTTTTCCTTCAAAAACGGTAAAGCCTTTTCCAGCATCGATTTCTGAGGGTTGGCTTTTTCCTTCAAAAACGGTAAAGCCTTTTCCAGCATCGATTTCTGAGGGTTGGCTTTTTCCTTCAAAAACGGTAAAGCCTTTTCCAGCATCGATTTCTGAGGGTTGGCTTTTTCCAATAGCTTCTGCCTCATTTCGTCAGTAAACTCAGACGCTTTAACTGGAGGCCCAACTGGAAGACCGGTTTCCCGGTCAGTGAAAATAAACGATATATCCTGCGATGATCGACTGGTAACATCGTTTTTAAACGATTTTGTCGTGGTAATAACCTTGACGTCAAATGGCTGTTGCTGCTCTTCATCACTGAATGGACTGAAAACGCTTTGCAGGGCCCCCGTTGCTTTGTCCACTACGGCAATTTGATCTCCGCGCTGAAAAAGCTGCACCTGGTTTGTCGTCTCCGGCTCGCCAATCAGGTTATCAATGTCGATCCCGCGAGCGCGCAACCTCGAGCTGCTGCTGATTATCGCGTCCTCCGCCTGGCGCAACGTAATGGCGATATCCGGGACAGTAAAAGGCTGGAATTGATTCGTTTTCGGGTCCATCATTCCGGGCAATGGCGTCCCGGTTTCGGTTTCTATGAATTCGAATTGATTGCCAAATGTCGTTTTCATGTCACGCAAAAGCTTAAGTTTTTCTCGTGACCGCCGAGGATTGTCAATGTCCATGCTGACAAAGTCATCGTACCGATTGATCAGGTTTCTAATCCTTGTGGCTTTTTGCAAGTCCTCGAGAAGCATAGCATTCTGTTGTTCAAGAGCTTGTTGAGCCTCGATCCTGTCGGCAGAAATTTCATCTCTCCGACGCATAGTATCAATTCTCGCGTCCGCCTCCATTCGATTGATTCGAAGGTTTTCCAAAGCGATCCGCTCGTTCACCCCAGAGCGCCTTTGCTCTGCTTCCTGATGTTTCTTATTCAGTTCAAACAACTTCTCTTGTAAGTCTTGTCGCTGGATAGAAACACCTGCTTGTACTCCCTCTGCAAATGGCATTTATTTGCCTCCTGGACTTGGAATAAAGCTGGCAGCCGTTCCCAGAATCTCAGCGCCAATGTTGGAGGAGTTAATTCGTTCTTGTGTTGCTATCTGTTCGAAGCCAAGTGCTTGATTGCTCAATATTTTCGATGCCTGTATTCCTGAGCTTGTGGTGAATTGGCCTTGATTGACGCCAACCCTTGAAAGGTCAAACAATCGATTCATCGTGTTATCGATGTCGGCGGCTCGAATTGCGTTCTTTTGCTGGTCCACATCTCGTCCAACTTGACTACGGAATATCTGCCCGGCCGCATCATTGGAAATCCCGCGACGAGCCAATTCCGCATCGACCCTGCGCAATCGATCTTGACCGGCACGATCAGCTTGAGCGCTCAAGAATTCCGCACGCTTACTTAAAACACGGCCGCTGACAATGTCATCAATTGGAATGTTGGAAAAAAACCGGGTAGTGTTTTTAATTATCGGTCGAAATAATTTAAATTGTTCTTTTGCAAACGCCAAAGCATCTTCCTGAACCTTGGCAGAACGCTTTGCCGCTTCCTCAGATCTTCTGGTATTTGCATCGGAATCACTTCCTCCTACTAATGCGCTAAATACTGCCATTGATCACTCCTGCATACGTTGATTCGATTAAAACCGATCCGCGTTTTTCAAGTCTTTGTTTCATAACGTCATCGCTTTGCCGTTGTAATGTCTCAACCATGATTTCGGCCCCGGAATCTTTTGCCCAACGCTTCGCCATGCTTGCCAAGCGGCCAGCGATCAGTGATTTCCTTGATTCCGGAATAACATACCAAAAGTCCTCTTTCCCAATTAATTGGGTTGAATCATACTTGCTTTTGATAATCTCAATAGCATAGGTTCCGTGAATCTTTCCGTTTTCGGCAACGATGCAGTGATAATTGAAATTGTTGACAATTTGATCCGCAAGCCAATATCCCCATGAGATCGGATCGAACCGCAGCCCCGACACGAATAATTCCAATTCCGAAACAAATTGAACGTACAATTCAGTAATTTCCGAAACATCATGATATGTTGCCGCCCTGTAGTTCACGACCCCGCCCTTGTATACTCGATTATCGCAACACCAGTGTATGAAGTATAACTCACGTGAGACGCCACATACAGTTCAACATTGTCTCCGCTTATGGACAAATGAATCGTCCCGCCGGCAGACTGTTCAACAAATGGAAGCGGTAAGTATGTGCTTCCATCTCTCGCTATTCCAGAAAGGGACACAACATTGTCTAAATCAGATATTCCATGTGCAACTGACGATGAAGAAGAAGGAAGCGAGCCGAGATCGACTACCTTTCGCCATATTGGCTTATTGTCGGTCCAAAGCGATCCCGTCGGAGTGGATACTGTCTGGTAATTTGTCTGATTATTAATTTCCTTAACCTTATTTTCCAATTTCGAGACAGTATCATTTGTCATTCGCTGACAAGCAATTGAGCGCTGGAGGCTTGTTCTTAATTTATCGAGTATCAATTTCATCGTAATCCAATCGAACGACATGAATTGTTGCCCTAGACTTCAAGCTGATTTCCGTCTTGTATGCCGGCGGGTTCGGCAACAACAACTCCTTATATCCATTTTCATCTGTCGCCACCTCCTTGTCTCTAAGCTGACGCCGACCGTCGCTCCAGAGAGAAATCAGCAACGTTGAACTTGGATCGCCGAGAATCCGGCAACGGGTAAATCGTTTCAAATCCGTGACGTCGCCCAGGAGCGCCCGACTTTTCCATTCTAGTTCTCGAACCTCACCGCCGCCGTATTGATACGTTATTCCCGCGTCATAAATAATCAGTTTCCCCAAAATATTATCGCTGTACCCGAACGATCCGTTTGTACTTGTCGTATAAAATCGTCCGTCAGCGAGGTCGAATACAACTTCGTGGCCATCAAAGAACAAATGATAATCATCATTGTGGGCCACTGCCCATCTACCGATTTCGTCAAATCGATAACGGTTTTTGCTGATTACCGATATTGTCGGTATCACCCCGATCGGCTGAGATTGCGCGATCGCTATTCCCTGATTTGACTGCCATATAGGAGCGTTGCCGGCATACGAGATTGTCCGCCAGTTTGGGCATCCCTGCGTCGAGGGTATTTGTGTTTTGGTTATGGTCCCGTCGTCAACTGTACCGCTGACAATATACGGGTTGCCATCGCCGATAAAGACAAGTATGCTTTCGCCAAATTTTGCAAGAGCAGTTATTTTAGAATCAAACGAAACGGAATGCGATGGATTCCATAAATGCGGATCGCTTTGCTTCGAATGGTAAAGCATAGATTCTGAAGCAAGCCAATATCTCTCGTTTATATTGGTCAAATACCTGCCGCCGACCCTTTGCCAAAACCCGCCGTCAAATTTCAACAATGGAGGAAAAAAATCCTGATCTTGATCGATAAGTGGCCTGGAAACGAGTTCTTCATCCCTTAAAGCGTAGTTATATATTCCATTTGATATTCTTACCGTATCTACAAAGTAGAAATCAGAACTGTCTTGAGGCGTAGCAAATATGTCAATGGAGTCGATTCCGGTTGCGCCTGTTTCAATGGGAACAGGAAACTCTGATAATATTAGAGTATCAACTCCTGTTGTCTCAATGACGTCATTCAGCTTTTCCCATCTATTTCCAGTTCCCCCTGGAAATAGTGTTTCATCCGGCTTATCCACTACGGGGACATTACGACCCAAACGAGGTATGTAAGCATTATTTTCATCCTGTTGGAGATATAAAAGTGCTGCAAACTCTGGATTTTCATCTCTAATTATAAATTCGTTCGATTTCCTTGCCCTCCAATTGCTATTCTGGTGAGTAACAAACGATCCGGATTTATATCCTCGTATTTTTACCGGCAATAGTAGTCTCCCTATTGGTGTAGCCTCGGGAGAAATAAAGTTATCAAATTCAACGGTTTGTATGAAATTTTCAGCTCTAAATGACGGATAAATATTTGCGACAATCCTTTTGGTTGCATCGATCTCCACGTCGGTCGCGCCGCTATTACCTGGAAGGTTGAACGACGAAACATTGTTAGACGTGTCACGAAAGCGGATTCTAAATCGATGGATTCCTGTTATTCTGTCTCCGATGTCTCCAAGCGTTACTGTCACTTGTTCTCTAGGCGGATCAATCCCAAAATATCCCAGAGATGAATCCAGCTCCCCTGTATCGTTGTCGCTCCAGAAATAATTATTGCCGAAGCGCACGATCGATCGTGAACCGGATTCATTCTGGTATTTTACGTTGGGATGATCTTGAGCCGATATCCCAGATCGTCCTTTTATGGGAACGAGTGATCCGCTTTCGACATTGGCGTTGTGGACTACCTGCCCGACCTTTGCATTGAGTAAGTGGGGCGCGAGGAAATTATTTGCGCCGCCATTGAAATTGTTTATGACATCCCTTGGCATTAGGTGCTGGTGACCTTTAATGCAATGATGGTTACTACGTCAGAGGCGACAATGTTTGCTGACGTAGTGAGCGTTACCTGCGTGGGCGAGTTATATTCGACCGACCGAATATCTTTAACTGTCGCATTATTGATGTTCCACGTTGCCAGGAACATCATACCGGCAGTTAATCCGGTAAAACCGCCAACGGTTTCACTTGAGGCGCCGCCGCCCAATGACGCCCTAACCGCCGACACTATGAATGCAGCCGGGGCCGTTCCGGAACCGTCCATATCCATCTTGTCGATATTGGCGGCATTGTCAGCAAGCTCCGTTGTCCCAACTGCGCCGGCGCGAATAACACCCTGCGTTACCGCCTCCGATCCGTTGGTAGAGTTCAAGTGCTCGCTGTCAATGCTTCCGTCAATGTAATGCGGGCTGTCAATTGTATCGTCGGGAATTTTCGGCCCGGTCACTGCATCGTCAGCGATCTTCGCTGTTGAGACGCCCAAATCCTTGATTTGCAACGTCCCGGATGAATTCTCAAGTGTCGTTCCGTCCGGTTGCCCAAGGTCGTCCAAGTCATTAAGTATTTGATGAAGAATCGCATCGACATCGATATCTCCGGCAGCAGCGGCGCTTGTTCCATCCGCGTATAATGCATTGCGAACAGTGGTTGTAACCGGAATATGCGATGCATTTATCCCGGTTATATTTCTGGCGCCGCCAGTGGATGTACGTACATTGGATGTTCTTGAAACACCTTCGAAGTCTCTGAGAATGTCTTCAACGCCCAATAATGCTTTTTCGAATGCCATGGATAGTTCCTAATAGTAAATAGGCTGTGAGCCAACAGTTCGGTTGTTGCGCCTCGATATGTTTATTCCTCGAAGACGTCGATATAAGCCAAAGAAAATGGATGCCCTGTTTTCGTCCTGACGCGATCCGTTCTTTTGAAGACATCGATATTTTGCATAATTCACCAAAGCCATAGGTTCGGATATTTCAACCGTGTCATCGGTGGGTTCTCTGGCGTAAAACAATGTGGCATGTTCTGAGTCATCATAATGCGCAACGACGCCGCCATTTTCTTGATTGAATGAATGCATTTTGTTTGACGATGTCGATGCCTTGACCAGACCTCCAAATTCACTGGAAAACCCTGTCCCGTCGGTATACCGCAAAACTCCGTGGTCGACACTGGAAACGAACAAACAGTACTGCATATATCCAAGAACCGTGTCCGTTTTCATATACAACCGGCCATTGTGATACCATGAATTAGCCTTATGAAATTCCTTAACGGCGCCGCGATTATATGCTTCAAACATCATTTGGTAAAAGACTTCTATCGTTTCCTCTGTCGTCACATTGATATGACTTAACGACCAATTGGAAACCGATGTGTCACGGACGATGAATCCTTTATCGGTTGTCACCATATAATTTCCGCCGGTGTAGGAAATATTCGTTTCCGTTATTTCAGAACCGTCCCATTTTTTTACCTTCCCTTCCGTAACATCATTGAAATAAAGTGCGCCATTCGTATAACTGACTCCCTTTACTGTATTTGTGGTTATCGTCGTCTTTGTATACGGCGAAGCCATGCTAACTTGATAAAGTCCGGTTCCAGAAGTAGTTGCAGTGACGCAAAAATAGAACAGGTTATCTTCTCTGTTGATGTCATAATCGAAAAACCCCCAAGGGCCGATATTTTCCGAGTCTACATCGGCATCTTCAGCAGTGTGGATATATGTCGTTATAGAACCATCGATTGCTTGCCGACCAACAAGGACGTCGCCTGTTGAAATATTTCTCCCCATGAAAAATACTACGTCGCCATTATCCTGATTCGTGCCGATTATCAATTGGAGATTGTCGTTGGTATGAATTAAGAGATTGAAGACGACTAATTCTATAAATATCTGCGTTCCAGACTGTAAAATATATATTTTGTCGTCCTTGCCGTCGTGAAACAACAGTGTCCCCGGCCGTCTTTCCTCGTCAACCTGGAAATTTTTTGGGTTCTGAAAATATGCATTCCAGGAAATTTCATCAGTAAACTTGCTTGAAATCGTTTTCCCGTGGCTAAATGAGTCAAGCAACGTCAATCCAAGGCCATCGTTGTTGATTTGGTATTTGAATATCTTTGTATGAGTAATGATAAATAATATCCCTTCAAAAATACCAAATGTGACGATTCCATCTTGGCTATCATCGCCGGCTGTGAAAAAATTGTAAAACGGGAAAATACATCCGCCTTCGAAGGTTGTCGGGGGTACATTGGCGTCAGGGGAGGGGTAGAATCTAAAGTTATTTTCGCTGTCTAAATCCCGAAAATAGTGCAACGGCCTGGACGCCGTTTTTGACATGAAATCATTACCGTACTGCTTTCTCAGCCATTCGCTGGATTGCTCGGTTATCTGATTCCCGTCTTTGTCTTCAAAAAGAATTGGTTCAAGAAGGTTGTCCGGAAAGGAATAAATATTCTGGTCTGCCTTGAATGGTATTTCGGCTGAGACGCGAAGGCTTTTTGAGTGCTGAATATAATCGCGCAGGCCTTCATTCAGATATTCTACGATTTCTCTGTCTGAATATAATGTTTTATCTTCATCACCGAGATCGCGGCGGACAATATCAATCAAATCTTGAAAGTTAAACTTCTGCATTCCGTTTCCTGCAATGCATCAAATGCATTCTCCATGAATGCTCCGGCCTTCTCTTTTGCGCGTACTCCGACTTCCTCTTTACATTGCAGTACTCGCACACTTCATCGTCATCGGCATCCGGGACTATCGTCGATTTTGATACGGTAACGACATCCGACTCTGGCGCGTTTTTATGTTGCATTAACGCCAAGTATTTCTGCCGATTCCGCCTGCTTCGAAAGCTCATTCCGGAAATCATCGTTTCCCCCTTTTAGGGGGGCGGGGATCGTTCCAATGACGTCCCCGCCCGGCAAGTATTAGCCGTTGATATCATTGGAGAAGATATTGAAGTCAACGAAGCAACAGACAAGATACAGCTTTCCCGCTGTAATTGCCGATGTTCCGACAGCAATATCGAGGGTATCATCGGCTGACTTTGCAAATCCGGCGTAGGTCGTAACCGGATCGATGGCAGAGATGATATTGGCAACATCCGTTTTGATCTTGGCGAGCTGCGCAGCAAGATCGGCAACGGCATCGGCCACCACGGAGCGATCCGTTGTTTCCGACGTATCGGCGGAAGCGATATTCGCGATTGTAGTGTTGGCCGAGCCTCCTGAATTGTCTGTAAGCGCGTCCTGCGTTTGCGCGACAGTGGTTCCATCTCCTGTCAAAGCGCCAAACGTAAAGATATCGCCGGCGGCAAGATTGGCCTTGGGAATAAGGCCTGTAAGAGCGTCGGAACCGATCTTGAATTGGACAGTTGCCGAACCCGAGGAAGTGAACGTGGTATCGACTGCTCCATATCCGAAAACAAGGGCCTCGTTCTGGTTGATCGGGACGATATTATGAGTCCCGGTTGCTTCGGTCCCGTCATTTACCGGGTCCCAGGTGTATCCGCGAATGGCTGTAAACGGACTGAAGGACCGTTTCGCCATTGCGATTTCCTTGATGGTTGAAGAGATATCAGCCATGATATGATTTCCTTATTTAGTTGATTAATCCTGGACAAGAAATCCGCAACACGCGGTCTTTGCATCCACAAGATTGCTTGCGTCATCGATCAATTCGAGGTCAAGGCTCGTGTAGCCGGCTGCGGCGTATGCAGTGGTTGCCGTCACCATATAGCCAAGCCCGGTCGTGCCGCCATACGGTCCAGACCCGAAGAATGACAAGATTGTACTTGCACCACCCAATTCAGCGGCTGTAACCGTTGCTTTCCCCGATGAGAACGTAATATCCGCGAACACCATTCGTGGATTGAGTCGCCCTCCCGGGGTTGTTGATTTCTGAATTTGCACATTTGCTGTAGCCATGATTTTCCCTTAGTTATTTGCGGCAATTACCTGCATGACGCCGTAATCGATGTCGGTTGAAGTATCATTTTTGTCGGAAAATGCCAACTTCAGCTCACCGCGCAATTCCGAGCCGTTCACGCCAAGGAATTTCCTGTAATCTCTGAGCTCCTCGACATACGTCAATGTCTGAGCGAATCCGATGACGCCCGCATTTGCGCCAAGCAACAGATTCCGGGAATACTCTTCAGAACCGGCCGTGCCAAAAGTGGTCACGTGATCGGACTCATGAACAATGACGTTCTTGATAACGCCAAGACTTCCCATTGCAATCGGATCGTTTTCCAATCCCAAATCGCCGACCATAATTGCACGAGTCAACCAATCCGGGTGCGTCATGAGATCATACGCAGCCACATTGGATACATGCAATTCAAAGAACAACTTGTTCCCGGCGACTCGAAGCGGCGTCAAGCGATATTCATCATTCTTTCTGGCCCGCACGGCTGCGCGCATAATCACAAACGGATTCATTTTGTCGCTTGCCGTCATTGAGGACATCAAGTCCGTGTTGTCTGATTTTGCTTCTGTAACGGTTGCGTATCCGTTTGCCCCGCTTGCCCTGATACAACGAGTATCCCCATTGACGCGATCGGTGGTGCCTGTTGCCGATTCCCAATCGGATTCCGTTTCCGTCAGACCGATTCCGGAAAGCCGCTTATAAATTTCAGTATGGTTATACTGAGCGAAGTGTTCCGCAATTTGTCGGCGCATTTCCTGGCGGGTATTGATAATAGTCCGCTGCTCGGTCATATTCCCATTTCGTCCAAACGGGAAATTAACGTCGTCGATGGTCAAGGCGGAACGAAACTCGTCGAACCGCTTCTCGTTGCCTTCGATGGTAGCGTCCTGACCGCGAATCGGGTCCGCATTGGCGAATGGGGTGAAATGATAATTGATCGTTTCACCGGCCTTCCCTTTCAGCGTGGTGTCGATCCCGACTGGACGATTGCCGTTTACTCGCCCAAACAGGTTGGGCTGAAGCAGTTTCAGCGTGTCATGAAAAATCGTCATTGCATGATGAGTCGGCGTGTTGCCGTCACCTGCGTCAACGACGAATACTGATTTACTTGTGTTGGCCATTTTGTATTCTCCTGGCTGTTAGAAATTAAACACCGCGGAAACCACGTCCTCTGGAGTCTCCCATTCAGGCTGCTTCCCTTTCGGTTTGCTTTCTGTTTTCGAGGGAATATCCGATAGCGGCTTCGGGCGTCCTGAACCATTTCCGTTGTTTCGTGAAGCCTCGTATTCGTCGATTATTCTTTGTCGATAAGACTCAGGGTCTTTTGCCAAGATAGCCGCATCATTATACGGCTTACCCAGCTCATAAATACGTTCGACATCGAGATCGTCTCTGGCTTCAATAACCTTGTCATTCAAATCGGGATCATTCTGACAAGCGCCGATCAAGGCTTGACATACGTCATTGTAATCCTTGTGCTTCCTGGCAAACTTTGCCTGTTCCGCACGGAAGACAGCCTTTCGGATTTCGGTCTCCGAGGTTTCCGGCTTTGACGTTGACAACAGCGTCCTGAATTCTTTTCGAACTTGTTTAAGCGCTTCAAGATATCCCTTTTCTGGATCGTCCTCCATCAACTGCTTAATACGTGATTCGAACTGGCCGTCGTCAAGATCGACTTCTTTTCGCTTGTACTCATCAATAATTCTCTGACGTTCCTCGAGCTCACTTTTAATTCCGGACAACTCCTTTTCCAACTCCTTTGCTTTTTGGTTGGTCTGGGTGAAATTGTTGTCCGTTGTGCGCTTGCTATCGCGCAATTTCAAAAGAGCTTGATTGACATCGTTGACATTGAGAGACTTTAGAATTTCATCGATCTCATTACCGTGATCGGGCGATTCGCCTGCCTGTTTGGCAGGCAGTCCTGCCTGTCCGGCAGACAGGTCGACTTTATCGTTGTCTTCGGTTTTTGATTCAGTCGTTTCTGTCGTCTCATTGGATCCGCTTACTCCTGCCTGTCCGGCAGACAGGTCGACTTCGTCAGCTTCTTCTTCATTGACATCGGGATTCGATACCAATTCATCAAGCGGCGCTAATTCATCGGCAAGCGAACGTTCATTAATTTCTTGTGGCATAACCATCCTTCTTACGCCTGCCTGCCGGCAGGCAGGTTTGCGTTTCCCTGATCCAAGGCGGCTCATTTCAATGATGCCCGATCAAGGCAGCACGCTGTTACACGGCGTTCCGTTCCGGTCGACCTGCCTGTGCGGCAGGCAGGAGCCCCAGTTCGGTCAACCGCTGATTCACTGTTTCTTGCGCCAACTGGTCTTGTTGGCCGCTGAATACTTGTTCAATGCGTTTCTTTATGTCTTCCTTGTTCGAGATCGGCAATGTATCAACAAACGGCAAGATAAGCGCTTGAGCAAGCGGAGGAAATGATTTTATGATTTCGCTTATCATGGATCCGGTTCTCTCTCGAGCACTTGTAAACGGCCGCTCTTCTCGAAGAACAACATCGTACTTGATTATTTCATCGATTGTGTTGAATGGTTTCTTTTTAAGCGTTCCGTCCTCTTGCTCGACCATTTCAAAGCTGTTAAGCGGGACATACTCGACGGTCCCATTTGGCTGAGTAACCCTTATGATTCTTTCGTCGGTATAGAATTCGCCAATTTGTTTGAGGATTACTTTTGCCATCTGCTGTTTTGAATAGTACAAATTCTCGATAGCCGGACTTTGCATTGCCGCGCCCTGCTGCGCCCGCTGGACTTCTTGAATCCCGCTTCTTGCATTGTTTCCGCCAAAACCAATCAACGCATCGTTAATCCCGGTTATCCTCTGGACCATGTTTACCATGAATCCGAGCATATTCATTAAATGCTGACTCTCCGCCAGGGCTTGGTCGATTCTAAGTTTTGCCTGGCTTATGGAACCTTCTTCAAGTTCTATAAAGCAATTGGGATTATTGATTTGCAGCTTCGCATCTTCCGGATCGACAAACGTGTTGCGTTCGAAAAACGTTCTAAGGCTGGATACGTTCCAGATAAATTTCGAGATGAGTTTATTGATCGACTCCTGAATTGGGATAACATCATCAAGTATGCCGATTGGTTTCCCGTCTTTCCCTCTCAATGCGATAAACGGAATGAACGAGTAGTAATTGTACTTGTAAGGACTTGGATTGTCGGCTGCCGGATCATCACTGCCCTGAAAGAATAAGTCATTACTCCATACTACGTAGCCGATTTTGTTGTCGGGCTTTTTGTAGTAATGCTCATAAATGGCGATTCTTCGTTTCTTGAAGTCAAAGAATTTATTGGTTGTGTTACTGTCGTCGCCGCCCTCGATTTGGGCGACAGTTTCTTGTCCATCGAAGCGCGTGTTGAATGCCGTATCAAATGCTTGGTCAAGTTGATCCGCGTGTTCGGGATACCGATTCTTTGCGATATCGATGTCCGTCCACACTTCGCGGATTATGTACCTGGCATCGGAAAGATCGGGTCGTCTGGCGAACGGATCGAAGTATATTTCCTCGCACTTGCGCTCATGGACCTTGATGAATTTCTTCCCGGTATCAGGGTCTTCTTCCGGCACAACCTCCCACCAGGCGATACCGGATATAGCGCCTGAGCGGCCGCCATTGGTAAGAAAATAATTCAGGTTCGCGTCGTCGGTTGTCTGTTTTAGCAGCTTTCCAAGGAGATCGGCCATTTCATCGTCACTGGATTCACGGCCAACAACAATGTAATCGGTCCGACGTCCCTGCTCCACGGTAACAAACGTATTGATAACCTGCTTGCATACGTTTACGACAGTGGCCTGCTGGCATCGGCTTTCCAGCTCGTTTTGCTCCTCCTTGGTCCACTGATTTCCGTCATGAAAGTCCCATGCCCGTTCGGCGTCGGCAAGGAACTTATCGTAATATCCGTCTGCTTCTTGCAATTGACGGTAAAAAACGTGGTCAGGTTGTCGTTGTGAAGGCATATGTAACCATTGATTTAATAAGTAATTAAAACCAGTCAATCAAACGTGTAAAGAGATATCAGTTTTATATTCGTAAAATAATAAACATAATAGAACTGGTTTTATAAGGGATATTAACTGAAGACCTGTCTGCCGGACAGGCAGGCCTGTCTATTTATTGCGCGATTCCATCTTGAAGTCCAGAATTTCCTCTATTACATAAGGCGTCTTTTCAAGGTCGTATACCCCGAAGCCCCCGCTGGCGAACTCCAAACGGACAAATTTTTTTGTAACAAAGGATATTTCGGCCTCGATCGGTTGTTTCTTCGCGGTGTGACGCAGAATGACATGGCTTCCCTCGTTATCCTTCCACTTCATTTCATATAACCTTCCATGATGTTGGTTCTTGTCTCATGAGTTTTCGGCGATATCGATCGATCCGGCGCTTCATCGGCAGCGTTTCGGGAATCTTCCAGTCGTATTTGAACGTGAGATTGTGGGCATCAGCAAGATTCGGACTTTTTATCCCACGCTTTCTCAACTCGTCTTTGCCCTCCACTTTGACGGCGCCGCCCTGGTAACTATACCCAGGCTGACGCAGCTCATAAGCCAAGTCTTTCATGGCGTCGGTCATGTCGCAAAAGTGCGGCCTATGGTCCCGGTAAAACGACCGCGCCTGCCACCATAACCAGTCCCTGAGACGCTTGCACTTGACGCCGTGCGGCGGGCAGGCATCCCATGAATTAACCTGCATAATAGGAAAATCTGCCTTCAGCGTGTCGTAGACCCCCTTACCATTGCCGATCGCGTCGATACAGATCATTTTCACCTCGCGACCGGCGTTCTTCAACTGGTTAAACCGCTCAGCAACGTGCGCAGAAAGAATCGGAGTGTCTACACCCTTAAACGCTTCGGCATCCTCGATATTCAAACCTTGGCGAACTACAATTCCAGCAGGGTCAACCTCAAATCCAGGATCAACGCCCATAACACGGAAATTCTTTGAATTATCCTTCTGTTCTGTACGAAAAGCACGGTCAAGCCAATCCTTCTTGATCAACTGATTCATCTCAGAAACAGGAAACTGGCCGCGAACAAAGGAAGTGAATAACGGCGTCCCCTCACCATACAAATCAATCATCGAATTCAAGAAATCACGGCTGACAAGACCGCGACGCCGAATTATATTCTTCTTGCCAAAAACGTCAAAATAAGGGTAAGAACGCTCGTCGTCCTCAAGGCATTCGTAGGCATCAATGAAGTAACGACCCCAAGTCTTTAACTCCTTCTGGAAAACATCATAGCCAATGCCAGAAAGCTTCGTAGGATTCCCGCTGCCAAGCAAAGACTGACTCGTCTCAGTCATGCCAGATATGATTATGTTGATGATCTGGTCGTCAATGCCAAACGCCTCGTCAAGAATGTTCAAAGCATTGCCGTGGATCCCCTGAGCACTCTCGCTACGCTCTTTCTTGGGCGTCGAAGGCTCAACAAACCAATTGTCACGGTTGTGACGACAGTAAATCCGGTCCGTAAGCAACGTAAATTGATCCTGGAAAAACGGCAAAAGAGTGTGGTAAGTAGCAACAATCTCAGGCATTAATACACGATCAACCTGACCACCAGAAGGACTAGTTATCAAAACCTTGCAAGGCTTGCCAGGTACATACTGCGTTATCAAATGACGCCAAATCTCGCGAGCCTTGAAAAAACTCTTTCCACCACCACGACAGCCAGCTATCAAAACTCGACGATGGCGATCTCGTAACTTGCAAAGCTCGTACTGCTGAAACGTCGGATAACCATACTCGGAAGACTGCATCGCCTCAATGTGAAAACTAAGGGCGTAACTCTTCCAACGACTCAGATACAGACGCAACGTCTTCCGGCTCGACCGAAACTCCTTGTCCAAATCCATCAATGCTGTGCTTCCGTAATATCGAGGACGCCTCATTTATGCTAATACTGCGGTCCTCAAGATTCTTGTACTCCTCATCCCAGATACGAACCAAATCACGAAGAACCAAAGCCGATTCCTTCAAACGACGACCATAATCGTACTTCTCATCCAACCACTCCTCACTGCAACCGTTGATGTGGCGACGGTAAAGCTGGTCCAAACGTGAACTCAATACCTTGATCAAACCCTCAGACTTGCGTAAACGACCACGTAAAACAACGTTCTCTTTCGTGATGTCGTCAACAGAACTTAAACCATCAAAACTACTGACAAATAAAGAAAGCTCACGATCTAAATCCTCGCTACGCTTAGGAGCATGACGCAAAATCAAATCAAGAAACTGACGCTGATCCTTCACCTCCATACCAGAAAATAACTCAGCTGCTGCGTCAGCACTCGTTATCGTCTGAGCAGCACCCAATAATAAATTCTCATGGAAAACACGAGCATCAGCACGAGAAACCAACTTCGACTTGGAACGAGAAGAAACCATAAATTAAAACGCGACTAAAATGACGCTAAGTTTCAAAATTAAAACGCAGAACTCGGAAGGCAATTGCCTATATAAGAGCCCCCCGGAGGCCCAATACCCCCCCCC